AAGTTTGATTTACATTGGTATAAAAAACTAGGTATCACTCTGCCTCAACGAGTGTGGTGCTGCCAACTAGCTGAGTTCGTTCTAGAGGGTCAAAAAAATCGCTACCCTTCTCTCGAACAAGCAGCCATTAAATATTTGCTAGGTCATAAACTCGACATTATTAAACTTGAGTATTGGGACAAAGGTATTGACACAGATGCTATTCCAAAAGAACTATTGGAAGAATATACAAAACAAGACTGTGACTTAACCTACCAAATCTATCTAAAACAAAAAGAGCAGTTTCTTCAAGACCCTCAGCTATTTCGTTTATTTCGTCTTCTATGTTTAGACCTACTTGTACTACAGGAAATGGAATGGAATGGCCTGATGTTTGATGAGGCGCTCTGTAAGCAGAAAGAAGAAGCCGTTGCTGCCGAAATTCAGACAATTCAAAAACAACTCTCCGCTGTTTATCCTGACCTTTCCATTAATTTTAATAGCGGCGATCAGCTTAGCGCTTTTCTTTACGGTGGGCCTATTGTTGAAGAGTATAAAGAACATATTGGGTTTTACAAAACCGGAGCAAAAGCAGGAGAACCAAAGTACCAAACAAAGGAGCGCATCCACCAACTACCCCAATTGGTAAAACCTCTTCCTAAAACACAGCTTAAGAAAGATGGATATTTCAAAACAGATGAAGGTACTTTACGTAAACTTAAAGGCACAAAGCAAGTAAAGAAGTATATTGAACTTCTCTTACGTCTTTCAGAGCTAGAAAAACTTAACGGCACCTATTATAAAGGTATTCCAGCAACTAACAAAGAAATGAATTGGCCCTCTCAAGAATTGCATGGGCAGTTTAATCAGTGTGTTGCACAAACAGGCCGCCTTAGTTCTAGTAAACCCAATCAACAAAACTTTGCAGACGACTGCTTAGATATCTTAGTGAGTAGATATGATTCATGATACACATGAGTTTTACTTTGAAGATTTTGTAAATGATGTTTCTAAATATCTAAAACAACATGAAAAAGAATTTATTGTTTATTCTGTAGATCCTTGTACTGCCTTAGCTCAAGTTGATATAAACAAATTAGCTGTTAAATTAGCACAATTTTGGCAAGAAAGTTTTATTTATGAGTGAAGATATTAAATGCTATTTAGATTCATTAGAAGAATGGGGAGAAATTACACAACAAGAAAAACAATTCTTCCTCGGTTGGTGTAAAGAAGGAGGAGATGATTTTATTAAAGTGCTGACTCTTTTAGTTTTAGAAGCAACGTGTTAATTGGCGCCGATGCAAGCCAGCTTGAGTGGCGCACCATTCTTGAGCTTAGTCAAGACCAAATAGGAATAGCAGAGGTACTTAACGGTGAAGATACTCACAGCCTCAATCAAGTGGCTTTTAATCTTCCTTCTCGACTCATTTCTAAGATTTACCTATTTCGTACTATTTTCCGTGGAAGTGGGTATTCTTTTAGTGTCGATCCTAATTTTATGCATGTATCTTCTGATGCGGCATATTGGGATAACGTAAACAAACTGTTTTACGAAAAGTATGAAGGAATTGACGATTGTCACAACGATTGGAAAATACAAGTATTCAATGGAGAGCCCATTGTAGGACCATTGGGACGCTTTTGGAAAATTGAACCTTTTAATCAATATGGTAAAATCAATTGGAGTGTTTTTACCAATTACCCAGTGCAAGGCACTGGTGCAGATGTGATGGCTCTAGCAAGAGTATCATTTAAAAACAAGCTAAGAAAGGCAGGTCTATCAAACGTTGTGCTATTGGTATCGTCTGTTCACGATAGCATCGTTGTTGATGCGCCTTCCCAATACCTACATGATGTAGCAAAACTGTTCTTTGAAACCTTTAAAGACCTTCAAGCAAACATCAAGAAAGTGTTTGACTACGACTGGAAAGTCCCTCTTGCTTGTGAGGTTAAGTATGGTCCAAACATGAAAGAAATGACTAAGTATGTGTAACAATTGTAAAAGTAGTACACTTCTTATCTATATTATGGTATAATAATTGTATTATAAGGAAATATATATGAGTAAAGGAAGTAGGCCAAGGCCAATCGAGAACAAAGAAGAGTTCGATAAGAATTGGACTAAAGTCTTTGGTAAAAAGAAAGATGTAGTTAAAGAACGTGAAGAAGCTCTGCAAGAGCTAGCATGTATGTCCCAGGAAATGGGTTTGTATGAAGAAAAGGAAAGTAAATAATGCAATTTTCTATTGAGGTATTTAACCTCACTCGTGAGACTAAGCCCACCGCTAAGGGTGGTAGTTATGTTCTACTGGATGTAGCTTTCAAGAATCTTACATCTGGTAAAACTGAAGGTAAAAAGCTATTCCCTTTTGGTGATTCAGAAAAAGCTTATAAGATTCTGAATGATGCAAAAACTGGTAGTCAATTTACCATCACCGCAGAGAAAGGTGCTCCCAATGCACAAGGCCAGAGCTTCTGGAATTGGGTTGAAGTAGCACCAATTGCTCCTGGTGCGGTAGCCTCAGCGTCAAGTAAGGCCGCTACGGCCCCTAAATCGACGTATGAGACTCCAGAAGAGCGAGCACGTAGGCAGGTACTCATTGTCAAGCAATCGAGCCTTAGCGCGGCTGTAGCGCTGCTTACGATTGGGGCTAAAACCCCACCCAACCTAGAGAGTGTCACTGGCCTAGCTCAGAAGCTCACAGATTGGGTTCTAACAGATAAGGTAGAAAGCCTTATGGAAATGCAAAACGATTTAACCTTTGATGATGTGGAGGTACAGTAATGTACGTAGTTTTTAAGGGCACAGTGCCCGCTGGTAACAAGAAGTTTTCCACTTACGAAGCTGCCCGTCAATGGGTACGCAAATACATTCGTAAGACCAATCAACGTGCTACAAATTTCTTTGGGGACATTTGCTGGACAAGCAATCCTATGATTGGTGACTTCGGTTATTCAATCCGAAAGGTCTAATGACTAAAAAAGCTCGCTACCCAATTCCAAATACCTTTGATTTAGGTGGAATTACTTGGCTAGTAGAAGAGCTTGATGTAATTCCTGGAGCAATGGGAGCCGCTTCTAGCGCAGATGCTAAAATTGTGCTGCTAAAGAATCTTCCACCAGAAGTTAAATTCCAAACTTTTCTACATGAGCTAAATCATGCTATTATGTTTACAATGGGAAAAAGTGCTGACCAGCATGATGAACAATTTGTAGATGCTCATGCAACCCTTTTCATGCAATATTTAAAGACAGCAAAATGATTGCCTTGCTCGATTCCGACATACTGGCATACAGGTGCTCTGCATCAGCAGAAAACGATCCTCCTGAAATTGCTTGTGTACGTCTAGATGAGCTTATCCGTCGCATTCTATATGAAACCAATGCTTCTAGCTACATTGGTTATCTAACAGGAGAGGATAATTTTCGTTACACAATTTATCCTGAGTATAAAGCACATCGTAAAGATAAGCCTAAACCAAAGCATCTAGAACTTGTAAAAGAACGTCTGATTAAAGAATGGGGTTGTAAGGTTACAGATGGTATTGAAGCAGACGACGCTCTTGCCATTGATCTTACAGCAGAAGGCGACAATGCTATTCTGTGTTCCATTGATAAAGATTTTCTTCAAGTAGCAGGAAAACATTACAACTTTGTAAAACAAACAACTACAACAGTGAGTCCTCTAGATGGACTTAAATCGTTTTACACTCAGCTAATTACAGGAGATAGCACAGACAACATTCCAGCCTTTGATGGGAAATTTAGAAACACTGTACCTAAATTTGTACAGAAACTACTAGACCCAATTCAGGAAATGACAAATGAACTAGAAATGTACAAGTATTGCCAAGACATTTGGAATGACAACACTCTAATGCATAGGAATGCCCATTGTCTGTATTTACTAAGGAAAGAGAATGAGCATTGGCAACCACCTACAACAACGGAAAATGGACAGCCGGACGAATGCGAGGATTTATCGTCTCTGCATTACGAAACGCCTCAAGAAGATGGCCTCCTAAGTACGAAACCTTAAATGCAGCAAAGACAACCAAGAAAGTTAACAAAAAAACAAAACGGATTGCTCAGCATTTTAAATGTGCCTCTTGTAAAAAAGAGTTCCCCCAAAAAGAAGTACAGGTGGATCACATTATACCTGTAGCTGCTAATGCCACAACTTGGGATGAATACATTAACAATCTCTTCTGTGACAGCCACAACCTACAAGTGCTTTGTGTTGGCTGCCATAAAAGAAAAACGAAAGAAGAAAAAAATGAAAGTAAATAAAACAATTGAGCTTCCAAATGGCACAGTACAGTTTCAAGGGGAGCTTTCCGAAGAAGAACTAGATACTGTTCTAGCATATGGTTTAAACACTCTCTTAGCTTTAGGTGCTATTAACACAACTATGTCTCCTCAACAGCTTCTAGATACAGACAATGAAGATGAAGGTTCTACAAAACTACAATGAAGATTCTTGTAATTCCAGATACACAAATTCGTCCCGGTGATAGTTTGGAGTTTCTACATCATATTGGGCGTTATATTGTCGATAAGCGTCCTGATTGCGTTGTATGCTTGGGCGATTTTGCTGATATGGCTTCTCTTTCCAGCTACGATGTGGGAAAGAAATCCTTTGAAGGCAAGCGTTATACAAAAGACATTGCAACTGCCAAAATGGCTATGGAAGTACTTCTTGACCCAATCAATGAGTATAACAAACAAGCTAAAGCAAATAAGCAAAAGCTTTACAAACCACGTAAAGTGATGCTGCTAGGCAATCATGAAAATCGTATTAACAGAGTAGTAGAAAGTGATGCAAAACTTGAAGGTGTTCTTAAAATTGAAGATTTGGGGTACAAAGAATTTGGATGGGAAGTGTATCCCTTCCTTGAAGTTGTCCTCATCGGCGGTGTTGCTTTCAGTCACTATTTTACTAGCGGTATGCTCGGCAGGCCTTGTGCTAGTGCTGCGGCCCAACTAAGTAAGAAGCACATGAGTTGTGTAGCAGGCCATCAACAAGGCTTGCAAATTGCAACCTCCCATCGAGCAGATGGAACACGTCTTACTTCAATCATTGCAGGAAGCTGCTATGAACACAATGAGGACTACCTTGGTCCTCAAGGAAACAACCATTGGCGAGGAATCATCATGCTCCATGATGTACAAGATGGAGCTTTTGATTTAATGCCTATTTCTCTAAACTATGTGAAAGCACGTAAATGAGTAACGCAAATAAAATTCAATATGGTGGCACTCACTATAAACAATTTACCAACTTTGAACCCTGGGATGTAATCACTGCATGGGACTTAGGATATTTAGACGGAACTGCCGTTAAATACCTTGCTCGTTGGAAGCATAAAGGTGGTGTGGAAGACCTTAAGAAAGCCAAGCATTTTATTGAAAAGGCTATCGAAGTAGAAGAAGGAAAACAACATGAGTCTTTTAACACTACAGATCGTATTTATGCTTCTGTATGGAATTACGCAGACAGCTTCCGTGTGGATACAACGATGGACGAAACTACAAAAGCCTGCTGCAAGCTTGGCTGTGGTTCTCCTCCTCTGTAACATTGGTTTGCTAGTATATTCACTAAACATCACTGACCAAGGTGTTATGTATTTAGCACAAATTATCCAAAAACTGTTGCTACGTGGAATGTAATGTATGTATTTCAATCAAGAAGAACTAGAACAAATGATTGCAGCAAAGCTGTCACCCGATCAAATCATGGATATTTTAGGATGGGAGATGATTGATTTGGTGATGGCTCTTTCAGAAAACATTCAAGAATATTCAGAAGAGTTTGAAAAGGCTGTAAATGAAATGTAATTTAATTTGGATTACACCAAATTGTGAACAAACAATTAGTGACATTGCTAGAGTTAGCAATCCAAAAAACCAAGGGCTTCCTCC